AGCATCTACATCTGTAAAAGTATTAATACTAAAAGTAGCAGTTACTGAAGGTAGGGTTGTACTAGCTTGTGCATCCTCATCAGTAAAGTTATAGTTGTTTAAAGCTAATACTACACCAGATAGAACATTAGAAGCCTGTGCATCAAAGCCCAGTGTACCAGAGTTAGATGTAATTGTAGCTGAAGGTATTAACCTATTAGCTTTAGCATCTATGTCAGCAAAGGCATTAGCAGTAAAGGAAGCACTAATCGATGTAGGAATAATATTAGCTTTACCAAATGAACTTATAGAATTAATACTTGTAGTAGCATCTACATCTGAGATGAATGTAGATCCTTGTGCATCAAATTCAATATTAATATTACCTGTAGCAGACACACTAGGTATTGTGCGAAATGCCAGAGCTTCATAGTCTAAAGTACCTGCGTTAAACTGTGCTAATACTCCTGATAAGAACGAGTTTGCATTTATTTCAGTTGTGCTCTGTGAAAGAGGAGTCTGTGAAAAAGTTGAAAAACCTAACATTATAATGTATTTCCATATACGGTACCGTTATTAGTAACAGTCACTGATCTTCCGTTGAAGTTCACAGCTTTACCACCTGCTGCACCACCGCCACGACCAGAACGTCCCCAGCCGCCACCGCCGTAGCCAGTGCCACTGTCTGTACCATCAGTGTTAGAAGCAGCATTAAGTATAGAACCACCATTTGCAGGTTTAGGGGTGGAAGTAGTAAACCCGTGTCCACCAGCGTTTGAACCAGAAGTACAGCTCATTTCTTGATAGATTCCTGCGGCAGAACCACCGCCACCTTGGTTACCACCTTGACCAAAGGTTGTACTGACTGTACCGTGACAATTTGGTCCAATACTTGCAGCGTGAGATGAAACTCCGTTAGCAGATGCCTGACCTATAGTTGACTGCCCTGCACCACCACCTGCTTGAGCAGTTGGACCACCTCCAGAACCACCGCCTCCAGCAAGGAATGCACCAGAGTTGTTTGTGATAGATGCACCATTTGCATTAACAATTATAGCATCTCCACCAGCTTGACCACTCTTACCACCATCACCTGCTACATAACCACTGTTTATAATAGTTGTACTGTCAACGTTTATGTTTAAAGCCGCAGTAGAGTTATTATTTGAGTGAAAACCTGCAGAACTACTAATATTCATTATTATAGGTACAGTACCATCCCAGCCTGAAGCTGTTGCTAATGTTTGAACATCTTGAGGTGTAGTGTATATACTCGATACAGTAAATTCAAAGGCATCTTGTGCGCCATACCATTCAGACATAGACATCTGAGCACCTGCAACCTTATCAATAAGACCTCTAACATCGGCATCATTCAAAGATGTTGAACCAGAGATACCAAGTTCTGTCATTATATTCTGTATAGATATTGCACCACTACTTGTTACTGGCATGTTATGTAACCCCTCTCAAGGTTAATGTGATGTTAGATCAAGAAGACTGAGGTAGGCTCATCTGGTGCGCCAGGCCACAGGGGCCATGTTACTGTTTCTGGAAAACCTTCTTGGTCAGGCAAATCTAAAAGAGCTTGCCTGTATTCTACCCATTCTGTTTTTTCAGAATCTGTCATAGTGTGCCAACGTACAGAATTTATACAATCTAATCGTTGCTTCAGTACCTTGTCTCTTTCTAGTCTTATTTCTTCTGCTGTCATAGTATTTTCCTAATTTATTATGGAACTGTATTGTAAAGATTTCTAATAAAGTAGCCACTGCTGCCTGAGCTAAAGAAAACTATACCAAGGGTTACAGATGAGGCTGTATTGTTATTATAGATAAGACTAAAACCACCGCTCCCACCATAACCAGCGCCATTAAACCTAGGTAACACGTTTGTACCAGCTACTTGAACATCAACACGGTTGTAAGTGTATCCTGTAAATTGGACATAAGAGTAAGGATTCATGGTTATTGTATGAGTTCCGTTAGCTGTATTCCCAGTAGGGCTTCTGTAATAACCCCAATTCATACCTTTAATCCCCCCAGCAGGTGCCGCTGCCCACGCAGCTGTACCAGCAGAAGAATATTGTAGTATCTGTCCAGAAGAGCCTCCACTAGGGATATGGTTATTACCATTACCTGTTGGGTGTGAGTAGTTGTTAGCACCATTAGCTACGTTCAAAGTCGAACGAACTTGTGCGGGTGTAGAAGGTCTCACGTAGTTGTTACTTGCAGTGTCTACTTGAGTCATAATGTAACCGATAGAGCTGTTAGTAGAGTCATATTCACTACGGAACAATCGTGCGTGTATGTCACCAGAGGAATCACGCTCAACAACTGTACTACCTGTACTTGCTGTAGTTAGAGCATGTCCATCAAGTCTTCCTGCGTTCAATCCCCCAGAACCGTTTACATCAACAGTTTTGATAGCCGCTAAAAGCTGTGCTGGAGTTTGATCTGCTGTAGCGCCTGTCTCTATACCATCTAACTTAGTCTTTAGTGTTGAAGTAAAGTTTTTCTGTGTAAGTCCACCATCACCAACAGAGTATGTTGTGTTTGTATCTGTTGGGGTAGCCCATGTAAATGTGCCATCACCATCTGATCGCAAAAACTGCGATGTTGTACCATTGCCTGTTACTTTAAGATTACCAGCATCAACTACATTATTAGCTATAGTTAAAGCACCAGAGCCTGTTACTTCACCCGTGTGAGTAGCGTTAGATGTTGAGTTGTTAGCATTAGTTGCACCTGTGTAACCTAAGTTAGCTAAAGTAATATTACGAGTAGCTACTGTAGCGTTTGCATCAGTAACGTGACCTAGCGTATCTGTTGTGATGTTGAAATCTAAATCAGATATAACTGTAGCACCTGTCAATGCACCTGTATCTACAGAAGCATCATCACCAGGGTGTGTAGGGTGAGAGTATACTGTATTAGTATCTGTAGGAGTAGCCCAAGTAAACGTTCCATCACCATCTGAACGTAAGAACTGAGTTGATGAACCGTTACCAGTTACTTTTAGGTTTCCTGCATCTACGACATTATTAGCTATAGTCAAAGCACCAGAGCCTGTTACTTCACCAGTATGTGTTGCGTTACCTACAGTATTAGTAGCACCTGACGCTATACCATCTAGCTTAGAGCCATCTGTCGCAACGTCACGTCCGTCTACTGTACCTGTTACAGCTACGTTGCCTGATACTGAGATTCCGCTTGATGTTGTGGCAAACTTCACGGCGTTGTTGTGGTAAAGCTGTACTGCACCATCATCATTAAACTGTGCAAAAGTTTCATTAAAAGCTTCGTCACCGATTTGGACAATACCTGTAGATTGTATTCTTATGTTTCCAGTACCATTATCTTTGATAACGGAGTTGCTACCATCATGGTAAATCTGTAGGTCAGAACTAGCACCAAAGGTAGCTTTTACGCCATCTGAAAAGTTTAAATCGCCAGAGCTTTTTACGTCAGCCGCGTTACTTCTTATAAAAGCATCACTGCTCAATCCATCAATTAAATCCGCATCTAAACCACTCCCAGAACCGTCAACAGTTTTTAGTGCTGTTAATATCTGAGCCGCTGTTTGGTCTGCTGTAGCGTTAGCCTCAATGCCATCTAGTTTAGAATGGTCTGCAGTTGTAAAGTTCTCGTCTGATATTTGTGAATTATTTGCTAGTTTAACCCAGCTACCTGCATGAGCAAAGTAACCTGCGCCTGTACTGTGTACGTGAGCAAACATACCATGATAAGTAGAGGCACTAGGTAAATCGCCTTCTGTTGAATACACGTTAGCAAACAGGACTTTGTTCCCATTACCGTCTATGTCACCTGTCATAGTGCCACCTGACTTAGGTAGCTTAGTACCTAGTGCAGTTGTAAGGGTAGAATTATAGTTAGCATCGTCATTGATAGCCGCAGCTAGTTCGTTAAGATCATTAAGTGTGCCAGGAGCACCGCCTATAAGTGTTTCTATCTTATCGGTAACATAAGCAGTAGTAGCTATCTTAGTACTATCATCACTCTCAGCCTGTGTTGCCGCTGTAGATAAACGTGCAGCCGCTATTGTACCTGTTAGGTTAGCCGCTGGAACATCAATACCTAAACCTTCAATGTCAGATTTAGTTTGATCTGCAGTAGCACCAGCCTCTATAGCGTTAAGCTTAGTGTGATCAGCGTCTGTAAAGACATTACTATCTGTAGCAGACTCAACAAGTGTTCTGATTTCTGCAGCCGTTTGGTCAGCAGTAGCTGCTGTTTCTATACCGTCTAGTTTAGTACCATCTGCTGCAACATCACGCCCATCAATAGTACCTGACGCTGCGACATTACCTGTAACAGATATTCCTGCAGGGAATGATACGCTTCTGTTTGGTTCTTCTATAACAGCCCTGTCTGCAGGGTATGTCATAAATATATCTTTAGTTCCAGAAGAGAAGCTTACCGCATTCCCACTATTGGAACTACTTAAAATTGTAGTACGGGTAAGAGTGTTACCCGTATTAAATGTTCCTAATCCTACTTCCCATTCGTCAACACCAGAAGCGGTATGCACAACAGCGTAGTAAGCCGTATCACCATTTGACATATAAGTAGTAAAAGCTTCAAAGGTAGAGGCCGCCCCACCTAGAGCAAATGCGCCAGTACCTGTAGTAACTGTTCCTTCTTTTACACGATCTTTAATAATGAATGCCATTGTGCAGTAC